AGGGAACGCAGGGACAAAAGCCCCTGACTCAGTTGAATGAGTCAGGGGCTTTTGTCCCTGCGCTCCCTTGGTGCGCTGGCCTAGCCAAAACCAAGACCACCTCATTCGCTTTCGAGCCGGAGATTTCACATGAAGAACAAAGTGCTGGCCGCTAAGAAGCTTGAAGCGGCGATGGCTGGGCTCAAGGCGGAATACCGCAAAGCCTCTGCCCCTGACCGCAAGCTCATCGCTTCCACCTTCCGTGAGTTGCAAGCTGTTCACGCCCAAGTCGTGAAAGCAGCCGACGAAGAGGCGGCTCCTGAGCCAGAGGAAGAGGAAGCGCCCGAAGCTTCCGACGACGTGGAAGGCGAGTCTCTGGAGTCCGACGACTTCGATGGCGCGCTTGAAGCTCTCGACGACGCGGATGCCGCTCTCGAAGGCGACGACTCCGAAGCGGAAGCTCCAATGGCAGCTCCAATGGAAGACGACGGCTTTGAAGACGTCGAGTCTGACGACCTCCCAATGGACGAGCTTGCTGAAGACGGCGAAGCAGCGCCAGCACCATCAGGCGAGTTGAACATCGACATCGACGAAGAGTTCATCGGTGACCTCGGTGACCTCGGCCTCCTTGAGGACGGCTCCGACAGCGAAGCCCCAGTTGAGCCAGTCGGTGACCTCTCGGAAGAAGAGGAAGATGAGCTGGCGCTTGCGGCTCTTGACCTAGCGGCTCACGCCATCAAGGCGATGGACGAGGGCACGCTTGGCGACGAACCAGAGTCTTCAGACGAAGAGGACCCAGCGGCAGAAGAGGAAGAGGACGGCGTTCTTGACGAAGACGAGCTTCTCATGCTCCGTCAAGAGACGATGGCTTCAACCGCAGCGAAGCTGCGCGAAGTAGCTGCGAAGCTTCTGAAGGCCAACGCGCCTTCAGCGCCGTCGGCACCAACGCCTTCAGCGCCACAAGCGGAAGAAGAACTCCCAGAGTTCGACGAATTCGAGTCACCAGAAGTTCTGGCGTTCTCGGACTACGCAGCTCTCATGGCGTCATACGACGGTGCTGAGCGTCGCGAACTCCTTCGTCCTGAGTCCGCAGTCTCAGCCGCGAAGAAGATGAGCCCAGCGCAGTTCGCCAAGATGAAGCGCATGGAAGAGAAGAACCGCAAAGTGCGTAAGACGCGCGGCCCCGTCATGACGTCTAAGTCTGGTAAGACCGCTGCTATTCGCCTTCCAGGCGGCAAGTCAAAGCGCGTGAAGAAGAAGTTCTACTTCACCGTGTACGACTCAAAGGGCAAGAAGCTCGGTCAGCACTGGATGTCGAAGAAGCGCCCTGAGAAGGAGACGCTTGAAGCCTACAAAGCCGAATACGGTGTCAAGCACCCATTCGCCCTTCCAGAGCGCCGCCCAAAGAAAAAGTGAGCTTTTACCTGCGCTAGCTCTGATGGGCTAATAATCCATCAGAGCGTCGCAGATAAAACAGACACAACTAGCGCGGCGTTCACAATCTCGCTTTGAGAGACTTTAGTCCGGTCTTCTAAGGAAGTCCGGCATCCTAACAGGGGCTACCCGCCCAGAAGCACAACAAACAACTTCCTCGTTTCAACAACCGCTTTCCTGGGGCCGATTCAACCCATGAAGCGAGGAAAGGCCCCAGTCAGGAGAACGGCAATGCTTCGTCAAGATATGTACAACAAAACGCGGGTGCCCGTCATCGGTGGGATGCCCGGCTTCGCCAAGAAGCCAGGTGGCGACGTTGTCGCTGCCGGTGGCCAGATGACCAACAGCGCAGGCGACATCAACGCCTACGACCTGAAGGACCTCGCCAATAAGGTCAACGCGCTTCACGCGATGGCCCAGAACAACGAGATCAGCGCTGGCGGGTTCGAAGAGAACCAAGGCGCGAAGCTCCAGGCCAAGAAGGAACGCCACGAAGAGTTCGTGTCGGCCTTCTACTCGGGCGATGACCGCATGAAGGTCATGGGCGAAGTCTTCTCGGAAGACGTGTGGGAAACCCTCAACCGCCAAGGCTTCACCAGCCAGGTCATGGCCCGCAAGGACGTGGTCGACGGTCAGGACAACCGCATCCGCATCCGCCGCAAGGACGTCACTGCGTTCCAGGTGGTCAACGATGGTGAGGGCATCGCCCAGATCATCGAGCAGGCGTACTTCTACCCTGCCGACTACTACCTCCAGTGCCAGGTGCTCATCGAAGAGCGCGAGCTTGCTCAGGCAGGCCCAGACCTCCTCGACCAGAAGTTCCAAGATGCGCTCGAAGCCATCATGGTTCGTCAGGACCGCATCCTGCGCTCCTTGCTCCTCGCGACCGCTGGCGTGTTCAACGCTCCGGTTTCGTTCGCGACGTTCACCCCACAGGTGCTCACGGCACTCCGCACCCAGGTTGCCAGCAACGGCATTCCTGCTGCGCACATGCTGTTCTCGTTCGACCTTTGGGACGACATGATCGCCGACCCAAGCTTCACCGCTTGGTGGGAGCCCGTACACAAGTACCAGCTCATCATGGAAGGTCGCCTCGGCAGCCTTCTCAACATGAAGCTGATCACCGACGGCTTCCGCTATGACACGCTCCGCGTGCTTCAGCCAGGTGAGTGCTTCGTGCTTGGTACTCCAGTTGCCCTTGGTCAGCGCGGCGTACGCCGTGAGATCCAGTCAACGGAGATCAATCACTATCCACTTGGTGCTCCTCGTCGTGGCTTTTACCTCAACGGTATCGAATCCATGTACGTCATGGACAGAGCTGTTGCGATTGGTTCCAGAGCGTGAGCTAAATAGCTACACTTTGTAGCTATAGCAAAGAAACAGGAGCTTCACGGCTCCTGTTTCTTTTTGCGCTTCCGCTGAAACCAAGACATAATCGCCGCTATGAGACCAAGCACAGAACCTGAGCAGTGGAAGCCCGTCACTGGAGCAAGGGGATACCTGGTCTCCAGCCTCGGACGTGTGTGGTCAGATCACAGCCGAAGCTATCTAGCTGGAAAGATTCAACGACGACGAAGGTCGGTGCACCTTGTCATGGACGATGGAAGCCACAAATACCGTTTCGTTTATCGGCTCGTAGCCGAAGCTTTCGTCCCTGGCCGAACTGAGCTTAAATGGTCTGTGAACCACATAGATGGCTCAACGCTCGAAGACGGCCACCTGGTAGACAGAGCTTCTAACTTAGAGTGGTCTGATATGGCCTATCAGCACGAGCACGCTGTTCGGAACAAGCTCCACGCTCGTGGAGAGAAGCTCTCAAAGCTGACTGCTGAACAAGTAGCATCCATCAAATGCTTGCTAAGCACTGGCGAAAAGCAAACAGACCTAGCTAAGACTTTTGGTGTCTCTCAAGCTCAAATTTCGGCGATAGCCACAGGGCGCTCCTGGTGCCAAGCTCCTTCTGAAAGACGGAAGCCCAAACCAAGAGCCACGAAACTTCCAGAAGGAGACTGGCGCCCCATTGAAGGCTGTCCAAACCACTGGGTTTCTTCGACCGGCTTCATCTGGTCCGCCCGTTCCAGCAGGCTGCTTCAAACACAGAAACCGAACAAAGACCAAAGGTACGTGCGCGTTAATCTGACTACGTCAAGCGGGATTACCAAGGGCTTCCTGGTGCACAGGCTTGTTGCGCAAGCCTTCTTGCCAAAAGCACCTGAGCACTGTGTAGTAGACCACAAGCTTGGTTTCAGTAACGACGTCTCAAACTTGGAGTGGACCACAGACCATGAAAACCAGCAACGAGCACAGCAGCGCTCCGCCCGTTACTCCTCTGGTTGAAGGCAGCCACGTGGAGCAGTGGCTGCCTTTCCGAGAGTCAGACTTCTATGTTTCAAGCTTTGGTCGTGTCTTCTCGGTTAAGTCCGGGAGGCTCTTGTTCGCCCATGACTGCAACGGGTACAAGAGAGTTGGCCTTAGAGGCGTTGGAACGCTTTTCGTTCACAGGCTGGTAGCAGAAGCTTTCATTGAAAACCCACTCGGCCTTGGCGTCGTAAACCACATCAACGGCGTAAAAACTGACAATTTTGTATGGAACCTGGAGTGGTGCACTCCGAAGCAAAATACGCAGCACGCAAGCGCACTTGGCCTGCTTCGTACAGGTGGCGAGCATCACATGGCTGTCTTCAGCGAAGACCAGGTTCTTCGTATGCGTGAGCGCTACGCGTCTGGTGACATAACATACCAGCAGTTAGCCAGAGAACACGGCGTAAGCCGTAGCTCTATATCCCGCGCTATTCGAGGAAAGACTTCGTATTCATCGGCTGTACCTCTGATAACAAACCATGCGTCAGTGTCTGAGGCAAAGCGCCGGGCCACTTTACAGCGGTGGGAGGACACAAAGCAACAAAGATCATTGCTTAATGAACAGCGAAAGGCTTACAGCAAAGAGAACTTGACAACAACCAGGGTGCTCGAAGTGAGGAGACACCTGGCAGATGGACTCACAAAACAGCGTGTAGCTGACAAGCTTCATGTTCCATTGTATTCAGTTATGGCTATAGCCGACGGAAGAATGTATGCATGGCTTGTGGATGAAACATCAACACCACCAAAGCCCGGCCCGAAGGACATGGCGTCACAGTACGAGGCAGGCACCGTTAACCGCCGCGTAGTGACCACCGCAGACATTGAGCTTGTTGCGAAACTCAGAGACTCCGGCTGTTTGCTGGGAGACATTGCGAAGCAAATCGGCCTGAGCGTCGGGCCAGTTAAGCTGATGCTTAGGAACAAGCACCCCTTGCAGACGCAAGGCGTGGCGCCAAAGGTTACCACCAAAAGACCCGCGATACGCGGCACCGTAACTCCAGATACGATAACCGAACTTTACCGTAGACACTTCATTGAAGGAGAAAACCTTCACAGCTTGTGCAAAGATATGGGGCTCACAGCTCCTACTCAGTACGCCATTATGCGCGGCGAGCACTATCTGCAAAAGGACGGGCTAGCGCCTAAACCAGAGGAATGGTTAGCAGAGCGCCATGAACCCGAGCTATATGCGCTCTGACGGCGTTCTCACTTCGAGACATCCACGAGAGGTTGGCTGCTCGTGGATCGCCAGGGTTCTCGTTGAGGTGGCCAACGATGAACGCGTCTCCCGTCGATCTGGGCAAGAAACTCTCGGCCACTAGCACATGAACCATTTTGTTTTTGTATCCTGTCGAAGTCCGAAGCTGCACCCGTAGGTAGCCCTGTCCTGTTTTCTGTGGCGCCATCAATCTACGGCTCTTAGCTGAGAACACTCGGCCCTCAGACGAAACCCAGTAGCCTGCCAGTTCGCCTTTCAGGCGCTTCCACTCTTCTCCTGGGAGCGGAGCTACAAAAGCTGTTGGTGGCTCTTCTGTGCACCTGTGCTGTCCTTCGTGCGTTTTCCCGCCAGCGCCTGGGCGCCAAGTTCCAGGCTCGTGCTGCTTTGGTAGCGGTGGAACGTCAGTTAGATGACGGTACGTGACACCGTGCACAGCGCTTCGAATTGTTCCTTCGGTTACGTGGAGCTGCTTGGCGATTTTCCGTATAGTGGCCCCGTCCGAAACTTGCCGACGAGCGAGGTACACTTGCTCGGCTGTGAGTGACGCCTTTTCCCCATGTCGTCGCTGCTTGAGCGCCTCAGACGCCCTCGCGGCGTTCTCCTGTCGGGTCACCCACTCTAAGTTCTCAGCGTGGTTGTTAGCTGGGTTGCCGTCTTTGTGGTCTACGACATGACCCGTTGGTCGAGGTCCGTGCCAGGCCGTGGCCACCACTTCGTGCACGAACCTGGTTTCTCCTTGCAGGACAACGACGAAGTATCTGGACTTCACCCGTTTTGGCTTTAGCAAAGCGTTCGTCAGCGTGGACCATATGGTGCCATCTTGGTTAACAAGATAGCTTCCTAGCAGGCGCGATGATGGCATGGTCCATAGACTATGGCGTTGTCAGCACATGAGCAAGAGCGCCAACGTGCTAGCCGTCAGCAGCCGTTGACGATAACCAACGGGGCTGCTACGATGCGCCTATGCCAAAGGCCAGGCCGGTGCAGCAGTTGAAGCCGCTCTTCTCTACGGCCCCAGCGAAAACCACCGCAGAAAACTCCAAAAAACAGAAGCGCGTGTTCTTAGCCCAAAACGTGTTGGAGGCTGCTCAGTCACGCATCGCGCGCGTGTTCGATGACTTCAGCCATGTGTACCTGAGCTGCAGCGCTGGTAAAGACTCAACTACCATGCTTCACCTGGTGGCGGCGGAGGCGAGGAGGCGAGGTAGAAAGTTCGGGCTTCTGTTCATCGACATGGAAGCTCAGTACGACCACACCATACGCCATGCCGAAGAGTGCTTTGAAGCGTACCGCGACGTCACAGAGCCTTATTGGATTTCGCTCCCACTCATCCTCCGCAACTCTGTGTCGCAGTACCAGCCCCGGTGGCTGTGTTGGGACCCCGCTGAAAAAGATCGCTGGGTCAGGCAACCATCGAAGTGGTCGATCACAGACACAAACAAGTTCCCGTGGTTCCGAGATGGGATGGAGTTCGAAGAGTTCGTTGTGGACTTTGGCTCTTGGTACGCCAAAGGTGAGCCCACGGCTTGCTTCGTCGGTATCAGGGCTCAGGAGTCCTTGAATCGGTACCGAACACTCGTCGCTAACAAGGAAATGTGGCATGGGCTCCGATGGACAACAGCCAAACCAGGAAATGTTTTCAACGTCTACCCTATATACGACTGGAAGACTGAAGACATCTGGCGTTTCGCTGGTAAGATGGAAACGACATACAATGAAGTTTACGACCTCATGTGGAAAGCTGGGTTGACGATACACCAGCAGAGGCTTTGTCAACCTTATGGAGATGACCAGCGCAAGGGTTTGCACCTCTTCCATGTGCTTGAGCCACAGACGTGGGCCAAGGTTGTAGCACGAGTTGCTGGTGCGAATTCAGGAGCGCTCTACGCCAATGAAGCTGGCAATATGATGGGCCGGGTTAAGATCACTTGCCCACCAGGTCACAACTGGCAGTCCTTCGCTCGTATTCTGTTGGGTGGTATGCCAGACGCTAGCAGACGGCACTACGTTGACAAGATAACCATGTTCTTCAAGTGGTTCGAAAAACACCACGGCTTGAAGATGAAGGCTTCGGCTGTGGATGGTGAGCTTCCTTATGTGGAAGCCTACGACGGGCCGACAGATGAGGTTCTAGCACTGTACCCGAACAAGGGTGGGCCTACGTGGTATCGCGTCTGTAAGATGCTGTTGAAGAACGACTGGTGGGGTAAGGAGCTTTCCTTTTCCCAGACCAAAAGTGACGCTTATGATGACTACATAGCTCTCATGCGCAAACGCCGTGAGCGGTGGAGTAAAGAATGAACTGGAAAACCATAGCGCAAGCTCTTGTGGCTGAGCTGCAACCCCTTGAGCAGGCAGTGCAAGTCGAAGCTTTGAATGAAGTTCGACGAATGCTGCACGATGCAGGACCATTCAAAGATGAACCCGTTGACCTGGTGGAGTGGATTCCTGCCGCTCAGGTTGAGGCTAACGATTACAATCCCAACGCGGTTTCTTCACCCGAGATGAAGCTGCTTGAAACCAGCATTCTAGCAGACGGTTATACGCAGCCAATCGTAACTCACGACGAAGGCAGTGGTCGTGTGGTAGTAGATGGCTTCCACCGAAACAGGGTTGGGAAGGAGTCAGAGGCAGTCAGAAAGCGAATTAATGGCTACCTGCCTTGTGTGAAGATCCGAGCGGAGCAGACAGCTAAAGAGAAGCGCATGGCCAGCACCGTGCGTCACAACAGAGCACGGGGCAAGCACGGCGTAGCTCCAATGACGGACATTGTGGCCTATCTGGTGAAGAAAGGGTGGGATGACGCCAAGGTGTCAAAGGAACTTGGTATGGACCTGGACGAAGTCCTGCGCTTCCGTCAGATTGGCGGATTGGCTGCCCTGTACAAAGACCAAGAGTTCTCAAAAGCCTGGGATATTGAAGATGTGGAATGAGTGCATAAGCGACGCAGCTAAGGCCACATTGAACCAGGTAGCCCCAGGCTTAGTGCTTCGTAAGTGCAGCGAAGCTCCAGGCATATACGCCATTGTAAATAATATCGATGGTAAGCTTTATGTTGGCGGCACAAACCACTTGAGGAAGAGGAGAAATAGTCACAGGCACACGCTGGCCAAAACAAAGCACCACTGTCGTCATTTGCAGCACGCATATGACGCGTATGGAGAAGCGGCCTTCAGCTTTGTGGTTCTTGAAGAGTGCCGCCTAGAGGACCTGACTGCAAGAGAGCAGGTGTACTTGGACCGAGCTTTGCTGACGAGTCAGTGTTACAACGTATTCGTGGAGGCCAGGCGGTTAACTGGCGGAAACCACCCGATGTGGGGTAAGAAGCACACGCCAGAAGCTATCGAAAAGATACGACGCGCACGCGCAAAGCAGACTATCGCACACAGCGCAGAGACACGAGCAAAGATTGGACTGGGTAATAAGGGCAAGAAGATGGCTGCCGATGCAGTTGAGCGAATGCGGTTAGCCAAGGTAGGGAGAAAGAACCCTTGGGTGTCTACTCCCGCGAGACGTGAAGCGGCTGAGCGAAAGCGTGTATTGGTCAGTCAGGAAATGGTTGACTCCTTGCTCAAGGAGTACGCAAATGGAGAAAGCGCCCTAGCTATTGCTA